TAGAAAGAAAAGCCTTATTGAGAAAGTCTCAGAGAAGTTCACGAAGCGTATGGATGAAGAAGTGGACGATATAAGTCCAGAGGAAGTAGTAACTATCTATCAATCCATACTTATAACTGAGCTAATTAAGGAACTAGGGAAGGATGAATAAGATGAAAGAAGTCTATTTGGATGAAGAGGGAATACCACAAGGCAAGACGCCATGTAATCGAAGATGATAATTATAGGAGGCAAGCAAAATGAATAAGCATGATGAAGAAGAAATCNTACAACAACTAAACAAACTGCAAGGATTACAAAATATTCTTGCACAAACTCTAATCATTGTTAAGGCAGCTGGACAAATTACTCAGACAGTAAAAGAAATAGCTAAGGAGGATGAAGATGAATCTAAATGACCCGCTAGCTCAAGACATTGCTACTGAGAGAATAGAAGAAGAAATATACACTAAATATCAAGAGATAAAAGACTGTCTTGACAGATATGTAGATGGAAAGCTGACTGCTACCACTTACTTGCTAGAAACTGAAAAGCTCTGTGATGAGATAAAGTCTTTACTTGTCAGACTAACGGAGGTGTAAAGTGGAATATGCAGCAAGATATAACAAGAAATTAACAGAAGAAGCTAAACAAGTCTTCGGAGACATCGTGGAGAAAGTCTACACTACCACCTGGGCTTCATCTAAGAAAACTGCACTTGAAGCATTAGACAAACTTCAACAAAGGTTAGAATATGGAGGAGGTCATGAGTTCGGTGGCACAGATGTAGAATTCTGGATTAAGTTCACTAATGGCAAAGTTGTCAGTGTGTCTTGCAGTGAGTGGGGATACATAGGTCCTGCTGATGTAAGCAACTATGAGGAGATATAAGATGAATGTAGATTTAGATGAAGTAGAAGAAGCCTTAGTTTTATGTAGAAAGTATGTCAAACAAGCTTATCAGAAAGCAGTAGTTAATCAAAGAGAATTCAATACTTACTACATAAACGATGATGAGCAGTTTGAGATAAGGGAAGATACAAAAGACTTGCTTGTCAGAATAGATTCTTTAATAAGTGATATAAGGAGATGATGAAGGTGAAAGATACAGGTGAGATGTGCTTAATAAATGTTTTCGACCCTAACAGAGAGGATGAAATAAGATACGTCGATCTTGGTAATTACTATATTGATGACAATGGAGATAGATGTATAATAATTACCGAAGATAAGGCAAATAAGTATAAAGAACTGATTCCTGCAAATATATATTTGCATAAAGGAGGCAACAAAGATGTCTAGATGGAAAAACATTATGAAGTGTTACCCTATGGATGAGAAGCGTCTTAGCAAATGGCAACCACCTTACATAGTCCAACCTAAATATGATGGAGTTAGATGCAGAGCTATCTCCCTCGGTAAAGGGGAATTCATGCTATTGTCAAGTGAAGAAAATCCTATCTTCTCTGTCCCTCACATCACTAATGCTTTGAAGAATCTGCCTCCTTACGAGTATGATGGAGAACTCTATTGTCATGGGAAGAGTTTTGAAGAAATAGTTTCTATCACTTCAAGAACTGCCAATCTCCATCCAGACTATAAAACTATAAATTATCACATCTTTGATTTAGTAACTAACGAGCCACAGGTAGATAGACTCTTAGCTCTAAATCGAATTAAGATGAAAGAACCTCTCATAAAGGCTCCTTCCCTCACTGCTAATAATCTCTATGAGGTGATGAAAATCTANGACAAATACATCAATGATGGCTATGAAGGNATTATAGTCAGACACATCTCAGCATCTTATGAGAGAAAAAGAAGTAGATGGATAATGAAGTTTAAAGGTAAGAAAGAAGATAACTACAAAATAATTGGATATAAAGAAGAAGAAACTATCCATGGAACTCCAAAGGGAACTCTTGGTGCCTTGATTTGTTTGTCAGGAGATGGTAACATCTTCTCTGTAGGGACTGGTTTCTCAGATGATTTAAGACGAGAGTTATGGAAAAGGAAAGAAGAGCTAAAAGGAAAGGTTGCTAAAGTAAAATATCAGCACCTTACGAGCGGAAAGAAAGTTCCAAGGTTCCCAGTGTTTGTTGAAATAGTTGATTAAATAATTTAATTAACTTAAGAAAGGAGGTGAGTAAGATGGAAGAATTCTATGTAGCAGGTGTTCAGTATCATGATTTAGATAAGTGCATAAGGTCTATTAACGAAGGAGACGAACTCCAACTCGTCCCAGAACCTGATAACAGTTATGACCCTAATGCAGTCAAAATCATGAAAGACGACATAATGCTAGGTTATGTACCAGCTAAGTTCTCAGCATCAGTTGCTGCAGACTTAACTATAAGTAATCCAAAGTGCTATGTTGTCAAGGTAAATCCACAGAATAAACCATGGGAAAGGCTAAAGGTCAAAATAGAAGGAGGTAAATAAGGATGGCTAGAAAATACTATTGCGCAAAGTGTGGAAAGGAACTAACTCTCATTCGTAAACCAGCTAAGGGGACTGTCTTAAACTTAATCGAACCTCACGAATGTGAAGGTTATGCAATTAAAGAAAGTGATAAGCCAACAGTTCTTGAGATTATCGAAAAATTAGGACATTATAATCCTGCAGCTATCAATGAAGATTCTAAATCTACATCTAAAGGATGGCTCACTGGAGGAGACAAAAGAAAAGATGTAATATCTACTGCTCCTTCTAGTATTATCGATGCTGTGAAAGGAGGTTTATATGAAGAAGGTTAGAAAAGTCTATGTGGTTAATAGAAGCGCACATGACTTTTCGTCTGCAGAAAGCTATGGCAGGCTAATCTTTATGTCAGAAGGAAAGATGAATAGATTCGGAACTAATGACATGATTAGGCAATTCTCTGAAGCTATGAAAGACTCAAAAAAAGATGATTATCTTCTGCTATGTTCTCTAAGCGTCATGAATGCTGTAGCTGCAGCTGTCTTTGCAAGGAAGCATGGGACTCTGAACTTGTTACTTTACAAAGATGGTAGATATGTAGAAAGAAATCATGTGCTTGATGAATTTTAACTTTAAGATAAGGAGAAATAAGATGCTACAACCTCAACCTTCCTGGAACGTAATTGATAGTTCTAAACTAAGCGACTATCTTCGATGCCCAAGATATTTCTTCTACTCCCACATTCTTGGATGGAAGTTAGATTATCCAGCCCATGATTTATTCTTCGGTGAGTGCTGGCATAGGGCACGGGAGTATCAACTAATTAATGGTTATGATGAGTTAGAAGGCGCTATGCAGACTTTCCTAACTTGCTACCGTGAGCAGTTTGATGAATCTACAGATGAGTATTTTAGGCCTAAAACACCTGATGCTGTCTGGCAAGCATTGTCAAACTTCTCCTTAACCTATCCTCATGACTTGGAAGACAACAAACTTCTTCGTAATCCTGAGACTAACGAACCTTTTACTGAGATATCTGGAACCGTCCCTATTGATGAGAAAAGAGTTCTATATTTCAGAATGGACTCCTTGCTAGAAAGGAAAAAAGATGGAAAGGTATTTAGTTGGGATCATAAGACTACAAGTGCAAACTATATTGGCAAGCCTAACTGGGATAAGCAATTCTATCTATCAATTCAGAATGGGACTTACACTCATTGTCTCTATTGTCTTTATCCAGTAGAACAAGTTCTTGGTGTTGAGTTCTGTGGGACTGGCTTTGGCTATCGTTCGAGGAAAGATGAATACTACTCCGTTCTTCGTCGAGTTCCTGCATTCAAATCTCCTGACCAGATGAACGTGTGGCTGTATACAGTTACAAGACTCTACGATGATATTGAGGAGGAACTTGACCATCTAATGTCGTGTAGAGAAGATGATACTATAATGGAGGCTTTCCCTCTCAATCCATCTAGCTGCACTAAATATCGAGGCTGTGAGTATCATGACTTCTGCATGGCCTGGCCTAATCCTCTTAGCAGATGTCAAGAACCTCCGATAGGATTTGCTGTAAAGTTCTGGGATCCTAGAGATAAAGACTCAAGGAATAAGATGAAGTTAGAGTGGAGGTAACTAATAACTAAAGGAGATAACTAATGGCTTATGATGCTAAAGAAGAATTAAGAAGAGTAAAAGAATACTACAATCAAGACTTAGCACAGAAGCGCTTTAGTGCTATTGTATCAGGAGAAACTAACACAGGGAAGACATTCTTGCTAAGAACTGCTCGCAAACCTGTGCATGTAGATTCCTTTGACCCTGGTGGGACGAAGTGCTTGGAAGACTTAATTGAAAAAGGCGAAGTAGTAGCTGATACAAGGTGGGAAAGGGAAGATCCTTTCAACCCAAAGATCTATGCTGAGTGGAAAAGGGCTACTGAGATAAGATTGAAAATCGGCTACTTTAACATGTTTGGAACTTATGCTCTTGACAGCCTCACAACATTTGCTCAGGCAGTTATGAACTTTGAACTAAAACTCCACAATAGAGTAGGTGAAGCTCCTAAGCATCGTCATGACTATAATCCACAGAAAGTTGAGATTGAAAATCAGATTCGCCGTCTAATGAACCTCCCATGTGATTTTATCTTAACAGGTCATTTGCGTGAGATTAAAGACTTAAGAAGTATAGATAGTAAAACTGGAATAAAATACGAAGATGTTCGCTATCGACTTTACACAACAGGTCAAGCAGTTATCACAATCCCCTTGCTGTTTGACGAACTTTATGTTCTCATCGGGAAAGGTTCTCCTCCACGTAGGAAACTTCTCTTAGACTCTCTTGGAGAATACATAGCTCGTAGTCGGCTGAAGAAAGCAGGGAAGTTAAATGCAGAGGAAGAACCTGATATTAAGAAACTTTTAAAGAAAGCAGGGCTTACCTGGAAAGATAAGCCGATGCTTAAGGAGGTGATGAAAATGAAAGATGATTAAATTTTTTAATTAACTTTTTATGAAAGGAGGTGAGATAATGAAAGATAAAGGGATGAGTGAGTCGATGCTTGGAAAGGCTCTAAGCAGACTTGGTTTGTTGGTTAATAGACTTTACACTTCAGTAGAAGATCTAGAGGCTCGACTTGAACCAGTTATGAGATCTGCAGAATTAGAAGAAAAAGAGCCAAAGGGAGTAAAAAAGTCTACGGTCGCTAGAGTAGATTCAGTAGAATTAGATAATCTTATACTAGAAAAGATTATCAAGCATCTTGACTCTATTAGGGAAAGACTTGAATGTTAACCCTTTAACAAACTTAGGAGGTATTTACTATGAGTTTAACAGATTACAGTGACATTGAGGATGAAATAAAGAATGCTCCAGAACCTCAGATTCTTCCTGCTGGAAGTGAAGTTAAGGCAAGAATCGTAAAGGTTGATACTGGAACTATTGACAAGGAAGAAAGTGATTACTATGGATGTAGTTGGTTCTCAATAACCTTCGATGTTCCTGATGAGCCACTCTGCCCTATGTTCAATGACTTTTTCTGGGATCTTAGTTCTCGTGACAAGCTTCCAGAGAAAGCTTACAACCAAGCTCTTCGNCACTTCAGGGACTTTGCTGACTCATTTGGTCTTGACTACTCTCGTCCATTTAGCATTGAAGATGACTTGCCAGGACTCGAGGGCTGGGTCATTGTTAAGGTTGTTAAAGACAAGACTGGTCAGTATCCTGATAAGAATGGTGTGTCGAGATACGTATCACCTAGATAATCAACTAACTTCAAATGGGATGCTGGTAGTTAATTCTACCAGCTCCCTTCTTTTCAAGGAGGAATTAAAATGACTAATGAAGAATTTATGATTGAAGTTGAAAAATCTCACAATCGAAGTAAGAAAGTCTTGCTTAGAAAAGAAAAAGAATATGGAAGTGAAGAAGACCGTCTAGACCAATTTACTCGAGCTGCTGCAATGGAGAATACTAATCCCGCTAAAGCTCTATTCGGAATGGCTATCAAACATATCACTTCAATAGCAGATATGTGTGATGACCCTTACGAATATTCTTTAAGAAAATGGAATGAGAAGATAACAGATCTTCGTAACTACACTTACTTGCTCGATGCTTTGCTTCGAGATATGGAGGTGGAATAGCTATGGACTGGGACAAGTATTTTCTTTCTATCTGTAATGCAGTAGCATCTAAGTCTCCTTGCTTATCAAGGCAAATAGGAGCAATTCTTGTTCGAGACAAGAGCGTAGTTTCAACAGGCTACAATGGTCCTCCTCGAGGCGTTCCTCACTGTGGAATTGATAGATTTAAGTCCGACAAATTATTAGCCGACCTTCTCACCTCCAGTAGAGATTATGGTGAGATATGGGGAATGAAGGACATAGAAACCACTTGCCCTCGTCGTCTCCTTGGTTATGAGTCAGGAACTCATCTCGAGCTATGTCCTGCTCAGCATGCAGAAGCTAATGCAATAACTAATGCAGCTAGATTGGGAGTAAGCTGTCTCGGAACTACTCTTTACATGAACTCAGTAATTCCTTGCAAGAATTGTTTCGGAGCTTTGATAAATGCTGGGGTGGTTGAGATAGTCATCTTGGACGATAAAGTTTATGATGACTATACTAAATTTCTCATAAATAATTCTAAAATAAAAATAAGAACATTCAGGAGGTAATAAAATGTCTGATAGATACATACCTCGCTTCGGGTTTGAGATAACTGAAGAACAACGAGAAAGGGCTGTAAAGGTCTTTGGCCACTATGGTATGAGGAAAGCTATATTTTCTCGTATCTTAGACGAAGTTATGGACATGATTGAAGAACATGGTCACATAGTTGAGGCAGTCTTACTTGACAAAACTACCTCGATTAGAAAAGTAATTCCATCTTTAGCTAAAGCAGAAAGAGCTGCTAACATTTTAAAGGAGGTGAAATGAGTGGCAACTATTGACGACTTAGGTTATAAATCAATCTCGGAACTGTCTCAAGATGAAGCCATCGAGATACTTCGTCAGATACGATTGAGTCGAAGAGTCCCTTTGAAGAAATCAAAGAAGAAAACTGTCAAGAAATCAGCTAAGAAATCTATAAACTTATCTAAATCACAAGCTGCAAAACTCTTGAGCATGATAGGAAATGACTAATGAAAATAACTATGGATGAAAATATGATGGAGAAGCTTATAAAAAGCTTGCTCGTGTTAGATGATAAAGAGGAATTCTTTTTCCACAACATTACTGGCAGACTAACTATCAAATTCAAAGGTAACAAATATAACGTTAGGAAGAAAATACTAACTTGGTTAAGTGTGTCAGAAAGACTACATCAAATGGAGGTAAAATCAGATGATTAAGGTAGGAAAAGTAGCGATGATACCAATCTCGTCAATCAAGGTTGAAGACCGAGCTCGTCAAGATCTTGGTAATCTTGAAGAGTTAGAAAAATCTCTAAAACAAAGCGGTTTAATTCAACCACTTGCAGTGTCTGAAAACGAAGATGGTAGTTTTCAACTCTTAGCTGGAGAACGAAGATATACAGTTCTTCTCTCAAATAATGTTAAAGAAGTTCCTGTCAGAGTCTATGACAAGAATATCTCAGAACTTGAAAGAAAAGTTATCGAAATGTCTGAAAATTTCTATCGCAAAGATATGGAGCACTGGGAGTTAGATGCATTGATCTTGGAAGTTCATAGGCTTGAGCAAGAAATTCATGGAGTGCCTGCACCAGGTCCTGGTGGAAGTGGTCATACATTGAAAGACACAGCAAAGCTCTTTGGTGTAACAGATGCTTCTGTTTCTATGGCTATTAAGAGGGCTAAAACTAGAGAGGCTTATCCTGAGTTGTTTGAGAAGTGTAAGACTCAGAAAGACGCTAACAAAGTCATAGATAAAATAAATGAAGAGACTGTCAAAGAGGCTATTGCAAGGAAAATAGAGCTGAAGAAAGGGCATGAAGAAAGTGCTATAGCTAAACTAGCTAACTCTTACATCCTTGGAGATTTCTTTGAAGGTGCGAAGAAAATTCCTAATGAAACAATTCACTTGATTGAGATAGATCCTCCTTACGGAATAAGTCTTCAGAAAGCCAAGAAGAAAGATAGTGAATCTATCTATAATGAATCTAACTATAACGAGATCTCAAACAACAGATATCAAGAATTTATCTCAAAAACTTTCAAGGAATGTTATCGAGTAATGGCACCTCATAGTTGGCTTCTCTGCTGGTTTGCTCCTGAGCCTTGGTTTAATGTTATCTATGAAGAATTACTAAACGCTGGCTTTAACACAACAAGAATGTGTGGGATTTGGACTAAGCCTTCTGGACAATCTAAGAGGCCAGAAATTCATCTTGCTAATTCTTACGAGATGTTCTTCTACGCATGGAAGGGACGGCCTGCTCTTAACAAACCTGGGAGAAGTAACAACTTCAACTTTTCTCCAGTCCCTCCACAACAAAAGACTCATCCAACAGAAAGACCTGTTGAGTTGATGAGGGAAATCTACACAACATTTGCTTTCCCAGGTTCTCGTATCTTAATTCCTTTTCTTGGTTCAGGAAGTGGATTAATAGCTGCTCATCAATTAGGAATGAGTGCTTTTGGGTATGAGTTAAGCAAAAGCTATCGAGATAGTTTCTTGGTTAAGTTAAATGGAATGAGTTAATTAAATTATTTAATCAACTTAAATAAAGTGGAGAAGAAAATGAGAGCAAGAACCTACGTCCCACCTACAGGAAATAGAGAAGCTAATCTCGCTATAGTTGGTGAGCAGCCTGGGATAAAGGAAGTAATGGGTCGTCCTCCTAAGCCCTTCATAGGACCTGCTGGCCAAGGACTGGACGAGTGTCTTTTAATGGCTAAAATCTCTAGGCATGAAATCTACTTAACCAACGTCATTAAAGATTTAGATAAACCTTTAGCTTCTTATATCAACTTTAACTGGCGCAAAGGCTCATGGAGTATATCTGAAGCTGGATGGAACTACATTCATGAACTTCGTGATGAACTAAGCAATTTACCTAATCTAAATTGCGTCGTAGCACTTGGAAATGTAGCCCTTGTAACATTATGCTCAAGGTTAGGAATATCTAAATGGCATAGCTCGGTGTTAGAATCAACTTTAATTCCTGGCTTAAAAGTAATTCCTACTTTCCATCCAGCTACTTTCATCCCGCCTAAATTCAACTACATCAACAAACCTTTGATTACTGAAGATTTACGAAAAGCTCTTCATGAGTCTCAGTTTAAAGAACTGAGAAGAACTCCCAGAAACATACGTATTAAGCCCTCCTTCAATGAGTCTGTGAATGATCTAAACTATTGCTATGAGGTAGGTCTCAGGGGTCAACCTATAACTTTCGACATCGAAGTTATTAATGGTGAGGTAGATTGTATATCATTTAGCTGGTCTGCTACTGACAGCATTTCTATTCCATTCAGGTATCAAAGAGGTGATTATTTCACTGTAGACCAAGAATATGAGATAATGCTCTTGATTGCTAAAATTCTTGATGAAAAAAGAATAGCAAAGCGAGGTGCTAATATCATCTTTGATACTCAGTTTATGCTAAGGAAATATGGAATAGTTACAAGGGGAGAAGTTCATTGCACTCAGATAGCTCAGAAAATTCTCTTCCCTGACCTTCCAGCTGGGTTAGACCAAGTATGTAGACAGTATACTGATGTTCCTTACTATAAGCAAGATGGTAAGAAGTGGATGAAAATCCAAGGAGGTTCCTGGGAAGAATGGTGGAACTACAATGGAATGGACTCTATTATCCCTAATGATGCTTTTCCTAAGGAATATGAAGAACTCATAAAGCAACAGAATGTTGAAACTTATGAGCGTCAAAGGAAACTAATTCCTATTCTCACCTACATGGGAGAGCGAGGGATAAGAGTTGATGTAGACGGGATGATGAAATATAAAGAAGATCAACTAAAAGAACTAGACAATAAACTCGAAGAACTAAACAAAGCAGTAGGTCATGAGCTTAATCCTAACTCACCTAAGCAAATAATGAATTATTTTTATAAGGAGCTAGGAATAACTCCTTATAAGAAAAGAAACACTAAAGGCAAATATACAGAAACCTCAGATGTGGATGCACTAAAGCGATTAGCCAGACGTGGATATGAAGCTGCCAGAATCATTCTTGACATAAGAGCTCTTAACAAAAGAATCTCAACATATCTTAACATAGGCAAGATCGACAATGATGGGAGATATAGAAGTTCCTATAAGCCAGTAGGAACTGAAACAGGAAGACTTGCAAGTGGTGAGACAATCTTTGGCAAAGGAGGTAATCAACAGAACTGGCCTCATGACTTGCTTAGATTCTTCATCTTTGACAATGGCTACATAGGTTATTCCTTTGACCTTGCTCAAGCTGAGAATAGAATAGTCGCTTATGTTGGAGGAGTTATTTCACAGATAAATGCTTTTGAAGAAGGTATCGACCTTCATCGTCTCACTGCTTCAATAATGTTTGCTAAACCATATGACCAGATATCAAGTGAAGACGGTAGTTCTTCAATAGGTGATGGAAGACACAGTGAAAGGTATTGGGGTAAGAAAGGAAATCATGCTACTAACTACGATGTTGGATATAGGAAGTTTGCCCTAGTCAACGAAATTCCTGAGAAAGAAGCTAAGATGATCTTAGAAAGAATTCATCGAGGCTATCCACAAATAAGGAATGGCTATCAAGTGATTATAAAAGAAATGTTGCTAAAGAATAGATTCGTGACTAATCTTTTCGGACGGAGAAGGTTGTTCTTAGGCCCTATCATGCCATCAAGGATTGTTCCGCTAAGTGCGTGTCAAGCAACTTATCGTGAAGCTTATGCTCACTTTCCTCAGTCAACAGTAGCTGATAAGGTAAATGAACAAGGTTTAGAATTCATCTACTTCAATCAGCAATGGTTTAAGCCTGTAGAGCTTCTAACTCAAGTTCATGACTCAATAGTGTTTCAAATTCCTTTATCTATTCCTTGGTTAGAGCATGCTAAGATCTTACTCAGGATTAAGAATTCCTTAGAACAACCTCTAACCTGGCATGATAGAGAAATTCCTACACCTGCTGATTTATCTATAGGCTTTAATATGAGAAAGCAAGAAATGATAGAATTTAAAAGCAAAGAAGTTCCTGGAACTCCAGAGCTTCTTGCAGACAAACTAAAGGAGGTATATGATGAACTTCGAAGAAATAGAAAAGAAAGTAATTGAGTGGGGAAGAGAAAGAGGGATATTAGAGCTTCATACTCCAAAGCCTCAGTTAGTAAAACTTGAGGAAGAATTTAATGAGCTAAAAGATTCAGTTAATAGAAACTCTACGAGCGAGATTATAGATGCAATAGGAGACATGATGGTAGTTCTTACTATGGTATCTGCTATAATGGGAACTAATCTAACTTATTGCTATAGCGTAGCTTACAATGAGATAAAGAATAGGAAGGGAAAAACTGTCAATGGCATCTTTGTGAAAGAGAGCTAAAATGCTTAGTTCAAAGAGGAAACTATCTAACTGGATAGATGCTTTCATGGAATATACGGAGAACTCTGAGTCTCCTATGATGTTTAGAAAGTGGACAGCAATAAGCTGTATTGCAGCTGCTTTGATGAGGAAGGTTCGTATAGATTGGGGAACTACTCTAACGTGGTATCCTAATCTATACATCGTCCTTGTTGGACCTAGTGCTGCTGGCAAGGGGACAGCTATGGCTCCTGGATTGAAGATTCTTAAAGAAATCCCAGCTATTAAGCTAAGTGCTCAGGCCACTTCCTTACAAGCCCTAATTTCGCATATTAAAGATATAAACTTAACAGACATTAATCCAGCAACTGGTGAGACTACTTTTCATTCTTCTATTTCTATCTTCTCAGAAGAATTTACTGTCTTCCTAGGCTATCGAAACAATGAGATGATGTCTACACTCTGTGACTGGTATGATTGTAAAGATGAATGGTCTTACGATACAATAAAGAGGTCAAAGGAAAAGTTAGTTGGTGTCTGGGTGAATTTGTTAGCTGCAACTACTCCTGACCTCATTAGAGTATCCCTTCCTCCTGAATCTATAGGAATGGGACTAACATCTCGCATCATCTTCATTTATGAAGAAAAGCCAGACAAGATAGTTATATTTCCTACTGAGACAGAAAAAGAAAGGAAGCTGTTTCAATATCTAGTTCATGACTTAGAACTAATGACCCTTTTAACAGGAAACTATAGCTGGACTGAAAGCTTCATGGAGGTATGGGCAGACTGGTGTAATAATGCTATGAAGAATCCACCTTTCTATGACCCTAAGTTTGATGGTTATATAGGGAGGCGAAGAGTTCATCTAATGAAACTAGCAATGATTATGGCTGCGAGTAGAGGCGAGCATGACTTAGTCATGACAGGAGAAGATCTTAAGTTAGCAATCAAGGCACTGGAAGAAGCAGAAGTCAACATGGCTTCTGTGTTTAGAGGAATTGGAAAGAGTGATATAGCAGACTTGGTATTTAGAAGCCATATGTTTCTTAAGACATCTAAAACTGATGAGATTCCTTACTATCAGTTTGCTAGATATCTTGAAGGAGATGCTGATAAGTTTACACTTGACAGAATAATAAATACGTTAGAGGCAACTAACTCTATACGACTGATTAGGAGGCCTGGAGCTGATACGATAATTAAGATAATTAAATAATTTAATCATCTTTCGTTCATCAGCTTTACTACTTCATGCTTAAAGTCAGGTGTTATAACTCCCTTGACTCTAAGATTTCCATTCTTGTCGGTTCTGCTAAGATACCTAACATCATCCCAGAGCTGTGACTTCTCTTTGTCATTAGCTTTGCTCAACTCATCTACAAACACCCTAGCTCTAGCATCTGGAGTTAGTCCTTTCATCTTGCGCCAGAAAGATTTGTCAGGTAGATCTTTGATTCCTTCCTCGAACTTAAGTCGATTCATTAATCTATTAAATGTATCTTTATTTCCATACTTTCTAGCTTCATCAAGAACATCAGCTCTTGTTACTACTCCTTTCTTCCCATATAGATAAGCATCTACTTTCAAGTCAAATGCTCGGTTCTCAACAAACTTGTCAAGCACTGATTCTTCTCTTGCATTCTTAATCTCTTTAGCATGTTTTGAGTAAGGATTAGTAACACCTATGAATCTTCTAATAACTGGCGACTTAGATAATATCATGGCTAAATGCTGTTGCTTCTTTTCCTCAGGCAAGCCTCCAAATAACTCATCATAGCCCTTTCCAACTAAGGCTCCCCACAAAGTCCCTCTTGGAACTAATTGATTAACTAAATACCTCATCCTTTCAGGGCTAAGTCCTCTTCTAGTCACTTCTCCAGTTTCAGGATCTACATGCTTACGTGTGAATAAATCTATGTAGATTTGTGGAGTGTCTTTTGTATATTCTTCTCCACTTCTTGGGAAACTAAGTGAGTCAGTCTTTGTCCAAATATCTTTGTTCCGCCAGAAGTTTTTATTAGTTGCATATCCTAGTGCTCCAATAATAGTTGGCCAAAGAACATCAGAAGGACTAGAACCAACTGGAGAAAATTGCTTAAGAGCTCCAGTGACTCTATCTACATCTACTTCATTCCCAAGCCACTTGTCAGTAGCTGCTTCAAAAAACGTCTTAAAAAACTTTGCTGAAGGATCGAGAGGAATTTTTAGATAAATATATCTCCTCTCACCATGCTCATCAAGAAAACTAAATCCATCTCCAAGAGGAATGCAGATATTATTCTGCATATTTATATCACCTTGGAGAGCCTTCATAGTTTCTGGAGCATAATGTCTAGATGCTATATAAAGAGCTGAGGTAACACCAGCAAATTGAGCTAACTTAAAAGTCGAGGCAAGAGCTGTTCCACTACCTGGTTTGAAAGATCTAAGAAATGTTCTAGCTCCCTGAATAGCAGGACTTAGATAAGGTATACCAACATCGGCTGCTTTAATAAATCCTCCACCTTGGCTAAAGTCTAAATAATCACGAGCTACGAAGGTAGCTTCTCTTCTAATCTCAGGATCTTTTCTAGCTTCTTCCATTGATATTCCTAGCTTCTCAGCCTTCATTCTAATAAATCTTTCTCTTATCGCTAGACGAGTCATAAGCTCACTCGTAGCTCCAAAATAACCTAAGAAATCCTGAATCTTGTCAAGATTAGAATCAAGATGTAATCCTCTTTTTGCTAGTCTACCTTGAAGAACTAAGAACTCCATTCCTCCACCATCTTCTATATAATCATTATATCTTCCTTTACGAAGAAGTGCATCGTTGAAGACTGCTNATTGGTCTCTTGTCATTTGGCCAGCGAACTTTGGAAGGAGCGGGCTATATAACGAATGCCACTTTCCATTAGCATAATATCTGGCAGCAAACCAAGCTTGTAAAACATCTCTTGGTAAGTTAGCTAAAGCAAATCCCCAGTTGATACCAGTAGCGAAAGTTTTAAGGACTGCAGAACCAGAAACTAATCTAACAATCTGAGCAGTGCGATAGCCTAACTCTGGGTCGTTATATAACCATTCCTTAGCCATATCTGGAGAAATATAAAGATCTTTCTTCTCACCTTTATCAAAATATGAAATCTTTCTCCATCCATGAGGAATCTTGCTTCTTGGTAATTTAGTATATTTATGTCCTACGTCACTGTCTAAAAATTCATTAAGTAGTGCTGACTCTTCTTTATCCATAGTCTTATTAGCAAAATCTTTAAATAAGTCAACTGAGTCCTTTATATGTATAGTTCTCTTAATCCCTTTCTTATCAAAATAATTTACTTTATAATAACCTTCTATATCATCAGCACCTTTGGCTCTTACAAAAGGATTATTTGGGATACTTTCAGCTATCTCAGCAAGCACCTTGTTAGCTTCATTCTTCAATATTCTTCCATAAGCTCTACTAAATGTTTCAAGAGCCATGATGCGAGAATTTCTTTCAAAGATAGTAGTTTCCTTTCCTTCTGCTAACTTCTCAATTCCTGAATCATAGACGTTTATTCTCTTCTTTCCTAATGATGGCGCTTCAGTGTCAATTAAGTCAGCTACCTTCAATCTACGATAATTATGAGTTGATAAATCTTCATAGTCTTTATCACTAAGCAATCCACGCTCATGCATATCTTTTAATGCTCTTCTCATCCAGTCAAAATATGCTCCAGTTCTTCCACCGATAGAACCATCTTCATTAACATGATAAAGGTCATAAGCTTCTTCTGGAGTTAAGTTTTCAAACTGACCAAAGGTTCTTAGATAATTAGCAGCCTCTTCAGGCGTGTATTTGGCTAGTTCTTTAAATTCCTTAGGAGTCTTATATTTAGCTAAGTCAAGAATCCTAGCATAGAATATAAGGTTATCAAGAACTTCTGTTTTATGCTTAGATAATCCTCCATAAACTTCCTTTGTCATCTGCTTTAGCATATTAGTGGCTAATGCAGAAGAACCCTTCACAAGGTTCATTGCTTGAACTGCTTTATACCCAGCATTATCAAGGACCTCTAATAACCTTCTTCTAATGTTTCCAGAACGACTTATGAATAATCTGTTAAATTCTTCTTTTGTCATTTTAAGTGCTAGTCTTAAATTGAACTTCTTATAAGCTCTATCTTCCTCAGCTTTTCTCTTGGCTTCCTTAAATAATTCATAAGATTTTTTAGCAGCTCTTTTGACAGCTTCCTCGGTCGCACCTCCAATGTCATAGAGTTTCATACCACTAGGTTCCTTTGGTTTACCTAATACAACCACATCCTCATATCCGACTGTCTTAGCAAATCGTTGAGAACCTATTCGCTGTTTAGGCTCCTTAACTCTTATCCTCTTTATCAGTTCAAATCCAGCATCTTCTAATGCCTTGATATGCCAATCAGTAGCCTTCATAATATTATTTTCTATTGCAACAGTAGACCCCTTTTTAGGTATCCAATTATTTTTTGCTTCCTTAGCAGTTACAGGCATGTCTTTCATATTAAGAATAAAATATCCACCTGGCTTTACTACTCTATAAGCTTCATCATATGCCTCTCTATGCAACTGCTCATATCTAGGCCCCCATACTTCTCCGCCTGTATTAGCTTCATTTAACTTACCTCCAGCAAATGTTNGATAGTTATCTTTCTTAGATGGAGATTTAAGAGCTAATCTATTTCCGTATGTAGGAGATGTAGCTATAGCATCTACTGAATTATCGGGTAGGTCTAACTTCCTAGCATCTCCGATAATAGAAACATCAACCTTATTCATTTTATTTAGTTCTCTAGTATCTATCCCTCCCCATTTAGGCTCTATTTCATTAGATATTACTTTATACTTATATCCATAGTCCTTAACCAGACCTATCTTTCCAGTCCCACCAAATATATCTAAGACACTCTTAACTTTTAAAGCTTTTAGAATATCTGCTATAGTTTGTTGAATAACCTTTGGATATGTAGCTGGATGAGCTCTGCTAATTATTTTAGCTACCTTTTTAACACCTTCGACAGTAGCTCCCCCGATATCATAGAGTTTATGTCCAGCTGAAGGTGATACTTTTTTTCCTTCATATTCTTCATCTGTTAATAGTCCTTCATCTCTTAACATTTTATCTAATGTCTCCCAAGGAGGAATTGTTCTTCTTTCCTTAGCTGACATGTGAAATCTTTCCTCATCCAATCTAGATTCCATCTCTCCAGGGAGCTTCTGATAACGAGTAAAAGCATCTCTAACTGGAGGTAGTGGAGGTTCGGCTATCTTAGCTGCATCATATTCTCCTTTTACTCTAAGATATCTATGAAGACTCTCAAACCACTCACTCCAATCTGCAGCTGAACCTTCTTTCATACTTGAGTCTAATTCCTTTATAGCATTAGCTATATAATTTCTGTCCTCACTATATTTAACTTCTGTTAATATCTCAATTAATCTATTAAGAATTTCCTTATTTCTCATATCTTTTGCAATCACATCAGGACTACCACCAGGAAATGAGTCGAGTTTCCTATCAACAGCGTGCTGCATCTCGTGAATTAGATAGATTGGGTTACGACGTTCTAAAGTTATAGTATCAGTATGTGGATTGTATTCTGTTATATTACCAAGCTTTATTTTAGTATCTTTCATTCCAGGGACAGCATCAAATAGGTCGGGATAATCTACTACATCTGTCAATGGGACAGGTTTACCATTATCACTTAATGATTTAAGCTTCATTTTAGAATCATCTATCTCATATCTCCACTTCCAATCCCTTCCAAGCCAGAAACCTGTCTTCTTCCAGATGTCTAAATTCCTGTAAAGCTCTCCAGCTCT